CCGGGGACTAACGGTCCACCCCTGACAAGATTTTACCTTATCATATTAGGACCGCTGTTGGTGTTAAATCACCGTAAAATCTTTTGTCCTGTCATCATATCCTCGGATAGATGACTAGGCTAGAGTACCTCCCTACGCAACTGATCACTCAATTACGCACTCACACCCTACGCTAGATACGGAAGAAGGGCAGACTATCTCTGGGACCGCGAAACGGATTTAGCTTTCTTCCGGGATCGCCGTCTACACACTAAACCAGTCCCGCCCCCCAGGGCCTTATCAACTACGGAACGCGAAGTCTCCCAAGCACGGATTCCTTTGAATACGTACTTAGGATCCTTAGCCTCCGCCCTCGCAAACATATCCACACACGGCCGGTAAGAAGATAACTCTTCTATCAACCGCGAGTAGACCTGTACTGCGTCTGACAGGGACCCAGTCTGCAGTTCAAGAACCTCACTCTGTATTTCCTCCAACCTTTTAAGAATAGCCTCTAATATCGGCTTTTCTACACAAACCGAACGCACGAGAGTCTCGGGATCCTCCCCGTAATCCGACAGATGCCCACTGGCATCGTCGGGGGGAAGAAGTTCCTCGACCCGATCCCTTATCGGATCAAAGAGCTTCATAAGATCTCCGATCTCTGTGACGTAGGATTCATGTAAATGTTGGAGGAGACGCGGAACCCCTTCTTGAGGTATAAAGTCGAGATGCTGAATTCTACGCATCGCGACCCACGCCTCCCAGTGCTTCACACCCATAGCCGCACCAGGTTGCAACAGAGCGACCACAACACGCCGAAATCTGACCGGCCACTCGGAAAGCTTAGAATTAAGCCTTCCAGTCGCCACATAGCCAAATCCCAACGCCCTTAAAACTGACGCAGGCCGAAGTTTCCTTGACATTGAGGCACGATTGACCATCTCTACCATCCCAGAGAGAGAGCGATTAAAAATCGCAAACTCTCGGAATGACAGAGGTGAACAATCTTCCCCAAAGGCAATAAACCTCTTCGCAAACTCGAAGCACTTACGTACTCCGGGTAGCGACTTGGACATGGAGATATTAACTCCAAGCCGGCTGATCAATTTCAGGTACTCAGCTGCGACGTTTCGGTCAAAAATGACCAAATCATCGCCCAGAATGCCGTAGTCCTCGAACCACTCCTTCTTCCCTACAATATTCGCAGCCCACTGCACCACCATATGGTGTGCAAGGGTAAAGGCAGCCCAACTAGAGTGAGCCCCCATCGGCTGACCAACCTCATAATACAGAGGTTGATCATACTCTTGAGTCTCTCCAGAGACAGAGCGCCCGTACGGGACGGTCAGGCGGTCAGAAAACTGGCCGACAGCCTTACCCGGACGGACCGCTGGAAAGGCGTAACCACGCCCAACCAAGAGCACTCGCCAATGGTTAGCAACACTTTCGCCAAACAACACCTTTATGAGGGACCACTGAGCCCAAATGGGAAAACGATCGGTCGCCGAAGAGAGATCGAATGAATAAAACTTCCGCCCCGATGAACACCGACCCAGTAAATACTGGACGGTCTCACCTTGGTCAAAAGTTCCATCCAGACGAACCTCTCCTCGATTTAGCGACCCCAGGAGTTTCAGAAGAAACTCATGGAGCCCTCGAAGCGCCGATTGGCTCCAGTAGTCCAACATAGCAAATACCCGAACCTTACCCGGTTCGCGCTTAAAAGCCACTCGCCCTAGTGACCCTAAGCGGCCCCCCCCAACAAATTGGGGCCACTCGAAGGAGAGAGGGTCGCTCTTAGCCGCAGTTCGAACAACCGCGGTAACATCCATCGATTCGACCTCAGTACAATAACTATTGAACGAAGGCCAAATCGGTGAATTATACAAAGCTAGAGCGTCCTTCTCTACGTTGCACATCGCAACCGACCCGTGAGTGGAATTAGGGCCAGAGGTCATCAAGGGTCGATAGATAGAACCAATATAGGGGCTAATCCGACGTCGAAGTAATTCGTATTTACCAATTACCTCGGCCGCCACCCGACTCCTGCTACGCAGGAGGCGAGCTGCTTCGCCCATAAACCGGTTCCATTTATCTTCAATCCCAACCGTCCCATTAAAGGGAAGCAGTATGGAATCGATATTAACCTTCGTTGTTAGATCGATAACTCGATATAACATAAACAACGTCAACCACAATCGGAGGGGCCCAACGGCCCCACCCCGAATGTAGCGGCGGTGCTCCGAAGGAATAACCCTCGGTAATCCCGACCGGGTAACAGATACTGCCACCCCGAATTCTCTACACCCTACCTTACGACCTGCTACAGCATTCTGGAGTAATACCGAGCAAGCTTTCAGATAGATCGCCAGCCCCCTCAGTCCCCGGTGACGAACCAATGGTATGCAGAAAGATACGAATCTGTAAGCTGCACCCGCGTAAGTATGTGACGTGTACCCTATGACTAGAAAGACGATTCTATTGACTCGTCCTAACAGCCACGGACGGGATTTTAAACCCGTCTGCCAAGCCTTCATGGACCAAAGACTAGATAAATAATGTATGGGCTTACGCCCCTTAATGTTAATTGTGTTTTTCATGATTAATGTTTTGTTTTATTTATTTAGAATTGGGTCCTAGGAGGCCCTTCGGTTTGCCCTTAAGGAGGCTATTAGCGCAGCATAGCAATGCTTCGTTACTGGAGTGACATCTCCAGAGCTAATAGACTCCAACGTCTCGATCTTTCGACAGAGGTCGGGGGGCCGCAGGCACCGTGTGAACGGTCCTCATAGGTGGTGGTTCAGCTTTCATACAGCACAACCCTCTCAAAAGAAGAAAGGGTCTGCGTTGCAGAAAATGCTTGCCACCGCACTCCGAAGAGTGTCACATGCTTGGGCGGAATTACCATTTGGTGGATAGCCAGGAGATCATCAGTAAGGGCCCCGGTTCTTAGATCCGGGTGTTGCTTACCCGATGGGGCTGGCTCCCCAACGGCACTAACTGACTCTTCCTTGGTCTTACTTACTCTTCAGACACAGGAAACTATCCATCCGTGCGACTCACGGTGTTAAATCACTCTAACACGGCGAGCCGCCTGGTTAATCCGGGCGGGCCTTTTCGCCAGGGCCCCTCAC